CGCCTCCCGGATCAACGACACCAGCTTCGCAGATGTCGGGCTGCTCGTGACGCAGGGGACGATCGCGCTGCAAGACAGCTCGGTCGTGCTCGCGGACGGCGCGCTTTACGCGATCCCGGCGGGAGAGATCATCGCGCTGCGGGCCACGACGGACAAGAGTGCGACGATCACCGGCGGCTTCTACGGGTGGCTCGAGGACGCGGATTAACAGGATAAGGGGCGCACATGCCATACGAGACAAATGATGACCTCCCAGAAGCCGTGCGGCGCGTCCTGCCGTCCGACAAGGCGCGCTCGATCTGGCGGCGCGTCTTCAACGACGGCATGGACCGGGGATATCAGGAAGGCCGCGCGTTCGGAGCAGCCTATGCTGCGATTGAGAGCGCGGGCTATAAGAAGGGCGAGGACGGCGTCTACATCAAGAAATTGGTCGAGAAGGCGGACTATCAGGGCCGCAAGGTGACGCTCGACAAGCCCTTCCGCCTCCCGGCCGGGTCGAGCAAGAAGTTCGGCGTCTACGTGAAGGACGGCGACCGCACCAAGAAAGTGACCTTCGGCGATCCGAATATGGAGATCCGCCGCGACGATCCCCAAGCCCGCGCCAACTTCCGCTCGCGGCACTCTTGCGACACGGCGACCGACAAGACCTCGGCGCGTTACTGGTCTTGCCGGATGTGGGAAAGCGGAACCTCTGTTTCGGAGATGACAAAGATGGACAAGATCGAAAAGCGGCAGATCTCGGACGACGTCTTCACGACGCCGATCGAGGCCGTGCAGCGCGCTCACCAGCTCGGGCTCGGGCTGGTCGCGCATATGACCGAGGGGCCAGACGGGCAGGCGTTCTATATGCCCGGAGCGACCCATGAGGATTATCTCGACTTCGTTTCCGAGGTCGGGATGATCGGACTGGAAGGGGCGGAGATCGAGAACCCGGCGGAGGAGCTAATCGAGGTCGTGATCGAGACCGCGATCAACGCGATCATCGAGGCCACAATGGAGAAACGCGCGTCGAAGATCATCAAGCTCGACGATGAGGCGCGGATCGTCTGGGGCTGGGCTTCGGTCGTCTCGATCGACGGCAAGCCAATGGTCGACCGGCAAGGCGACATCATCTCGGCCGAGGTCATGACGAAGGCCGCAGACAACTTCATGGCCGACGTGCGGACCGCCAAGGCGATGCACGAGGGCGGCAAGATCGGGGAGGTGATCCACTCTTTCCCGCTCACAAAGGCCCTCGGAGAGGCTCTCGGCGTATATTCTGCGCTCGAGGGATGGGTCGTGGCTATGAAAGTTCACGACGATGATGTATGGAAGAGAGTTAAGAGCGGCGAGCTTGCCGCTTTCTCGATTGGGGGCATGGGGAAAAGAAATGCCGTTTAACGTCACCGACCTCGAGCTGATCGAGCTCTCGCTCGTCGACGAGCCCGCAAACCCCGCAGCCCGCGTCGTCATGTTCAAGCGTGACACCATGCCGGACGAGGACAAAATCAAGGAATTGATCGAGGGAGGGATGTCGGAAGACGAAGCCCGAGATCAGGTTGCGCGCATGAGGCGCAACAAGGGGGCCGGACCGACCGGCGATCGGGGCAAAGGAGACAATTCAATGTCCGATCAAGAGAAGCGCCTCGACGAGCTCGAGGCCGCGAACAAGCGTCTCGAAGGTTCGGTCGACGCGCTTGTGAAGTCGCTCGAGAGCGAAGGCTATGTCGTCCAGATCGCGGACGAGGCAGTCACCGTCGAAAAGCGCAAAGCCGAAGACTACATCGAGGTCGGCGGAGAGATGGTCCTCAAGAGCGCGCTTCCAGCAAGCGTCCTCTCGGTGATCTCGAAGCAGGCTGACGAGCTCGCCGCCGTCAACAAGAAGCTGGAAGCCGAGGAGCTGACGAAGCGGGTGACCGCCGAGATCCCGCACCTCGCAGGCGACGCAGTGACCAAGGGCGCGGTCCTCCGGGCGATCGACGCGATCGCGGACGAGGCCGTTCGCAAGGCCGCTCACGCCATGCTGAAAGGCGCGAACTCCGTCGCCTCGAAGATGACCCGCGAGTTCGGCACCGTCGCTCCGCAGGAGACCGACGCCATGACCGAGCTCAACAAGATGGCCGAAGATTACTCCGCCGAAAAGAAGGTCACGTTCGCCAAGGCGTTCGCCGAGGTGACCAAGACCGGACGCGGCGCGGAGCTCTTCGCAAAACGCAACAACGTGCAGTAAGGAGGCCGCGAGATGGCAACCCAAGACAACATGCTGACTGTCACGCTCGAGGCCGGTGCAGACCTCTCGACGAAGCAGTTCTATTTCGTGTCCGTCGCGTCGGATGGTCAGATCGACCCCACCGGTGACGGTCTCGACGCGGACGGCGTCCTGCAAGACGCTCCCGCAGCCGCCGGGCGCGCCGCGCTCGTGGCGATCGCTGGCAAGGTCAAGGTCGTTTGCGGTGGCGTCGTCACCCGTGGCGGTCCCGTGGCTTCGGATGCGAGCGGCACCGCAGTGAACGCCGCGACCGGGGACATCATCCTCGGCACGGCTCTTGAAACCGGCGCGGCTGGGCGGATCATCGAGATCCTGTTCCAACCTCGCGGCGCAGCAGCCTAAGGCAGGAGACTAGATCATGACGCAACCCACCGTCGGCTCGTTCCATATCGACGCAGCCCTCACCAACATCTCCGTGGCAATGCTGCAAAACCCGCAGGGCTTCATCGCCTCGCGCGTTTTCCAGAACATCCCGGTCCAGAAGCAGTCGGACAAATACTTCACCTTCGACCGCTCCCACTTCAACCGCAACGGCGCTAAGAAGCGCGCCGCCGGTGCTCGTGTCGCCGAGGTGGGCTATTCCCTCTCGAACGACAGCTACTTCTGCGAAGAATACGGCGTCGCGATCCCGATCCCCGATCAGGTCCGCGCCAACGCTGACCCGGCCGCAGATCCGGCCCGTGCAGCCGCAGAGCTGGCAACTCACCAGATGCTCATCAACAAGGAGACCGACTTCTCGTCGTCCTTCTTCTCGACCGGGCTCTGGGGCACCGACATCACCGGCGTCGCATCCTCGCCCTCCTCGGGTCAGGTCATCAAGTGGTCGGACACCACCTCGGGCGACCCGATCGGCAACGTGCGGACCGGCATCGACACCGTTCTCGGCTCGACCGGCATTAAGCCGAACGTGATGGTCATGGGCCGTCAGGTCTACTCGGCTCTGATCGACCACCCGGACGTCCAAGGCCGGATCAACGGCGGCGCGACCACCTCGCAGCCCTCGATCGCTTCGCTGAACCTGCTCGCGCAGATCTTCGAGGTCGACGAGGTTATGGTCGGCGAGGCAATCCAGAACACCGCAGCAGAGGGCGACACCGCCGCTCACTCGTTCATTCTGGGCAAGAAGTGCCTTCTGACCTACCGTCCCTCGACCCCGGGCATCATGACCCCGGCCGCAGGCTATACTTTCTCGTGGCAGGGTTACCTCGGCGGCACGAACGAATATGGCTTCGTCGTCGACACCAAGCGTCGCGATGAAGAAGACACCGACGTGGTCCGCGCTCGCGCACACTACGACCACAAGCTGGTGTCCTCGGCTCTGGGCTACTTCTGGGACGCGATCGTCGCATGATGACCCTCGAGCAGAGATCTTTCCAGAAGTCGGACCCGCTCTTCGCGTTCCGCTCGTTCGTGGCTCACGGACGTCGGTTCAACCGAGGCGCGGCGTTCGATTGGCAAGCCCTAGGGATTGCCGCAGAGAAGGTCGAGCTCCTATTCCGGGCTGGCAAGGTTCGCCATTACCAGCCCGGGAACCCTGAAATCGACCTCAGTGAAAAAGGTCTCGGCGAGAAGCTCGCCGAGGACGTCCCGGATCCCGCACCGGCCAAGAAGGCCAAAGCGAAGAAGGTGGCAGAATGACGTGGACCTACGGGGGAGCGCCCGGCACAACGACCTCGGCGACGCGGCGCGACGCCGTGCGCCTCCTCGTAGGTGACACCGACACCACGGATCAACAGATCACCGACGAAGAGATCGCCTTCGGGCTTTCTCAGGCGTCGGACGACATTTACAACGCGAGCGCGCTCCTTTGCCGGGCGCTCTCGGGCAAATATGCCCGGCTCGTGGACACGAGCGTCGAGAGCGTCTCGTCCTCCTACTCGCAGCGCGCCAAGCAATACGCCGAGCTCGCCGTCCGTCTCACCAAAGAGGGCAAGCGGATGGGCTCCGTCGGGCTGGGCGTGCCGGTGGCGGGCGGGATGTCGATCAGCGAGATGGAAGGCGTCGAGAGCGACACCGATCGCGTCCCCTCGGCGTTCCGGGTCGACCAGTTCAGCAACCCGCCGCGCTTCGACCCTATGCTTGACGAGGACTGATCGAGATGACGACCGGCGCGCAGATGCAGAGGGACGTCGTCGCGCTTCTCCGGGAGCACGGCTACGATCTCACCTTCCGCCGTCCGAGCAATGGCGGATCCTACAGCCCAGCGACCGGAACGGTCACCGGCGGATCGAACGCCGACGAGACGGCGCGCGTCGTCTTCCTGAATTACACCTCCCGCGACATCGACGGCACGCTCGTGCAGCGCGGCGACCGCAAGGCGGTGATGGCCGCGACCTATAACGGGACCGCGCTCTCGAAGACCCCGCAGATCGACGACGAGCTGCGCGGAGAGGGCGACGCGGTGCGGATCCTCTCGGTCCAGACGATCAAGAGCGGCGCGACGATCCTCGCCTATATCTGCCAAGCGAGGGAATGATGGCGAACGGGCAGATCCTCCGGCAGATCACGGTCGACCTCGACAAGCTGGCCGAGAAGGCAGGCGTCACGGTCGCGCAGGCGCGCAATGAATTTGCAAACCGGCTCTCGCTTGAGGTCGTGCGGGGCACGCCGGTGAAGACCGGGAGGCTCAGAGCGTCGTGGTTTCTCTCCACGACGCTTGCCGGGTCTCCCGGCGCTTCCGCTGGCGAGGTGACCGCAGGCGCGCCGGGCGCGACGCTCGCGCGCCTCTCTGGGCAAGCCGGATCTCTCGCGAACCTCGACGGCTCAATCTATCTCCTCAACGGCGCAAACTATGCGATCTTCGTCGAGGCAAAGACGCAGTTCCTCCGCAAGGTGCTGGCGCGGTCCTCGGCGATCGCCGCCGACGTCGTGACCGAGATCCGCAATATCAAGGCGACGGGGATCCCATGACCGTTATGCAGGACATCCGAGCGGCGCTCGAGGGGCAGATCGCGAACGTCTCGGGGATCCCATCCTCGAGCAATCGCGCGTGGGAGAACGTCCGCTTCACGCCGACGACCAACACCGCTTGGGTCCGCATGGCGCTCGTCCCGGTGACGAGCCGACCGGCCGTTCGCGGGCCGAGCCCGCAGATCCGGCACGACGGGAGCTTCCTCGT